AAGCAGGTCCTCTTGTGCGCGCTGGCATGCCGTACACCTGCGCGCCAGCCGGTATGTCCTTGGTGACAAGCGCACCAGCGGCAACCATTGCGCCGTCACCGATGACAACGCCCGGCAAGATGATGGCAGCCGCGCCGATAAAGACGTGCCTGCCAATCTTCGGCGCGACTTGGCCGCGATTCTGATAGTCGGTCAGCGGATAGCGCGCCACGTGCGGATCGTTCGCTGTCTGCACGCCCGGACCTATGAAAGATCCATCGCCGACTACGGTGCCGCCTGCCAACTGCGCTTCGGCTTGCACGCGCACGTCGTTACCCAGCGTGACGTTGAACTGCAGGTCAGCCTGCGTGCCGATGACGCAACGTGCCCCGATGACGCCGCTCTCGCGGATGATGGCGTGGTCGCCGACGCGGCAGTCCTCGCCGAGCATCACGCCTGCATAGATAACGGCATGACTGCCGATAATGCTGCGCGCACCAATGCGGCCTTGAGAATGTTCGCCGACTGGTCTGCGCGTTGCAGCGTTGCCGAGCGGCAGTTGCCCGAGTGTAACGTACAGACCGAGATACACGTCTTCTTCGATGAAGGGCATGATCTGCGGTATCGCCTTCGGCGGATGGCCGTAGTTCATATCGCGACCCGCTCCCACGGGAAGTTCAAAGTGACAGGCTTGTCAGCGCGCCCTTGCAACGCCTTGCGCAGCTTGATCTCGCGCTTTGCCGCCAGCCTGCCCGGTGTCTTGCGCACCACATCGCGCGTGGAGGCGTCAGGGATAACGTCGCGGTCAACGCGGATCAGCGGTGCGTGCGCAAGATGCTGCTCAACAGCACTGCTGAACAATCTGTTGCGCCAGTGCTTGTCGGTGCCGTACACGCCACAGAAGTCTTCGTCGTAACCGCCAAGCTCCCAATAGAATTTCCTGCTCACAACGAAAGAGTTGACGTGTGGCTTCAAGCTGCCGTCTTCGCGCCGCGTGCGCTGGAACTCGGGCCAGTGATCCGCCTTCCATGTCAAAGTGGGCGGCGCATCAACACGCCCGAACGTCAACACCGCTTGCCGCCGCAGACTTGGCAACATGGCCAGCACTTCCGCCGCCGTTGAGTGCGGGACTACGTGATCCATGTCTGTCATCAAGAGCCATGGCGCTGCTGCTACGTGTGCGCCCAAGTTGCGCGCGCCGTGCTGGTGCCAAGGCCGATCTTCAGTGACGCGGTACAGCGCAATGGTTGGCAGACCAGTGCGGTCGCCCTGCCACATCGCGGCGAGTGCGTCTGCAGCGGTGTCGTCGGGGGAGCCATCGTCAACGATGACGACTTCAACAGCGCGCTTCAGCGCTTCGCCCCATTCGTACTTCCACACCAGCAGATGCCGCCGTAGCATCGCGGGATTGCGATAGTACGGCATCACGAGGGAAAGGTGCATCAGCCCTCTGGTGCTGCTTTGGCAGCGTTGATCTTTTCGGTAAGGGCTGCAGCGTCCCAACCATAATAGGGCCGCTTGCCCAGAACAGCTTCGTACTCGGCGCGCAAGCGCTGCAGAGCATCTTCAGGTTTGCCGACAGCGTCGACGATCTTGGCCGCAACGTCCGGCGGAGGCGGTGGCAGATCAACCGGCTTGCGCACACGCTCAGCCTTGCGCACGGCGAGCAGAAGGCGCGCATCACGGTCGTTCGCTTCGAAGGTATCGCCGGGCAACAGCCGCCGATTGTTGTAGGGGAAGTGCTTTGTCGCACGGAGGAGGTTCATTGCCGGACCCACCATCAAGAGGGAAGAAAGAACGGGGCGACCCGTTAGAGCCGCCCCATCCCATCAGTCAGTGCGCGTCACTTAGGACGCGGGCACCGCACCGCCCCAATCGACGCTCGTCAGGTAGGCGACCGCCGAGGAGCGGGCGCGCTTCCAGCTGATGGAGCGCTCCGCACGCAGAGCGACCATGTTGGTCTGGAACATGGACACCGACGCGGCGGTGGCAGTGCCAGCCGTGCCGTCCATGCCGAGCCCGGTGCTACGCATCTCGAGCGAAGCCTCGCGGCTCATGTCGACCGCCACACCGCCCTCGTCGCCGAGGAAGATCTGGTCGGCGGCGATGAGCGCCACGACGCTGCCGATGTGCTGCGACACGATGACCGGCAAGCCCTGCAGCGTGCCGCCCGTCATGCTCATGCCGGGGAAGGCAGGCTGGCCGAGCGTGTTGACCATCATGGCCAGCGCCAGCGCGTTGGTCGCCGACATGACCCAGACACCGGACATCGGCGCGTTGTTGGCGTCGATGAACTTCTGGAACAGCGCGCGGATATCGACGCGCACGTCGGCCTCGTCGTCGCCGGTGGAGACGACCGTCTCGGCGCCGTAGGTCACGGCGGCAGGCTTCACGTTCGCCGACCCGGCATTCGTCGGATCGATGAAGGCGACATCGAGACCGGCGGCGATGGCCTGGACCAGCGCGTTGCGCACGATCACGTCGCTGTTCGGCGACGAGTGCTTGATGTTCTCCTCGGTGAGCACCGCGATGTTCGCGATCTTCAGCGGAGTGAGCGTCGAGCGATCGAAGTCGAACGCGGTGAGCGGCTTGGGCTTGCCTTCGCCGACCCAGTACGCCGCGCCACCACCGGTCTGCGTGACGTACGGAGCGTAGAAGTCGAGCTTGGTCAGCGCGGGAATGCCGCCCTGCCCGAAGCGGCCCAGGATCGTGGCCGGGCGCAGGTACTCGAGGAACGCCTGCACGGCGGCGCCTTCCTGGCTGACGAGGTCGTATGCCCAGTTGCCCGAGAGCGTGGTGCCGGCGACGACTTCGTTGGCCTTGGTGATGATGCCGACGACTTCGCTGTTCTCGCCGTACATCTTGCGCGCGATGACGAGTGCAGGATCGCCCATCAGCTTCGCAGCCATGCGCACCTTGACGAGCTGCGCGAAGGCGATGCCCGGCTCCAGCTTCGGTGCGGTCTTGACCGACACGACCGGGCCGTTGGTGTTGGCGGGCTGCTCGGTGCCGTCGACGGCCTTCACGACCGGCTTGGCGGTGCTGGCCAGTGCGGCCTCGGCGCGCTTGAGGCTCGGGAGGTCGCGGTCGATGGTCTCGACCTCGGCTTCCAGCCCCTTGATTTCTTCGAGCTGCGCGTCGGTGAGGGACTCGTCGGTCTCCTCGTGGATGGCGGCGATGCGCGCCATGTTGGCTGCGCGCTTCTGTTCGAAGCGCTGGATCTTCTCGCTGATCTTCACGTTGATGCCCTCCTTGGGCGTGTTGCGTTGCGTAGTTCCCGGGACGCCGGGAGGGGTCAGCCGCACGACGGCGCTGCGCTTGTTGCCTGACGCGGCACGCGCAGCTTCGTCGAGGGATTTGATGGTCTGAATGCTGCAATCGGCATTGGCCGGGATGGTGACAGCACTCAGCTCCAGCCACAGCCACTTGACGAAACGGATCCCGTAGGTCCCGTCTTCCAAGAAGCTGTATTCGAGTTCCTTGAAGCCGATCGAAACGCCACGGACCAGCTTGTACTTGATGGCCTGCCACGCTTCGTCGAGCCGCTCCTTCAGGATGCCGGGCTCCGGCACCTTGACGAGCTCGGCGGTAAACTCGATGCCATCGGCAGTGACCTTGGCCTTGGTTACATGGCCGAGCGGCTCGCGGCTGTTGTGCTGCCACAAGAACGGGATCGGCAGCTTGAACTCCGCGCCCTTCGGCTCGACGATGTCGCCGACACGGTCGGGCGTTGGCGTCGTCGCGATGCCGGTGATGATGCGCTGGTCTTCGTCGATGCTCTTGACAGTGAAGAGCGAGTATGCACGCTTCATAGCGGGCCTCCTTACAGGATGATGACTTGGTGCTTCGGCTTCTCTTCCACGTGGATGAACCTGCCAATCGCCATGATCAGCGCGGTCATGCCGTCAATGCGCCCGGTGCTATGCAGCTTGTGCGGCATCAGGTTCTCATTCTTGTCGCGGTGCGTCTTGAGGTTGGCAGCCATCCAACGCAGCACCGGATTGTCGCCATGGTCCAGCTTGTTTGACACCAGCATGTTGATCAGTTCTTTGGTCGGCTCGCTGTAGCTGCGCAACCCTTGCACGAACTCGATCATGGGCACGCCTTGCCCATATAGCTTGCTGCTCAACTGCGTGGCGTTCCATGGGTCGTACGCCACAGACTGGATATCGAACTCATCGTTATCGGCAGCCACCGCACGCTCGATCTCGTCGTGATCAACCACGTTGCCCGGTGTAACTTCGATGTAACCCTCGTCAACCCAGCGCCGATATTGCGCGCCACGGTCTTTCTCTATGCGCTGCTCCAGCGTGTCCGCTGGCATCCAGAAGCGCGGCACAATGATCATCGGGCCATCTGGCTCGTCCGGCTCGAACAGCTTGACCCAAGCGCTGATGTCGATCTTGCTTGACAGGTCGAGGCCGCCCCAACACTTGCGGCCCTTCAGGTCAGACGGATCGCGCCGCTTGCCGCCGTTCTGCGCCCAGACGTTCATGTCGATGGCGCTCTCGATGGAGCTACTGCGCACGTTGAGCCGCAGGCGCATAAAGGCGCTCAAGGCTTGCGGCGACTTCTTTGCCTTCAACGCCTGCCGCTCAAGATCGTCCAGCTTGACGCTGATGCCTAGATTGGGGTTGGCCTTTGCCCAAGTGACAGGATCGTCCCACGCGTCGCCCTTATCAATGGTCGCGATGAAGGCAAACGTGTTGTCGTCTTCGATGGTGCCCTGCAGCACCTTGAGTGCATAGTCGTTCTCGTTGGCGTAAACGCTCTCGGGGCTGTCATCGCCAGCGGTGGTGATGATCCAGAGGATGGGCTGGCGTCGTGCGCCAACGGCGGTATCCATAACGTCGAGGAGTGCGCGGTTCCGGTGCTTGTGCAACTCGTCGATCAATACGCAATGCGGGTTGAGACCGTCGAGTGTGTTCTCGTCCGACGACAGCGGTTCAAACTTGCTGGACGTGCGCTCCACGCTGAGGTTCAGCTTGAGCCGCGCCACTTCGTTGGTCAAAGCGGGGGACATTGCCACCATGCGCTTCGCTTCGTCGAAGATGATGCGCGCCTGATCCTTCTTGGTGGCAGCAGCGTAAACTTCGGCACCTTCTTCTTCGTCGCAGACCAGCATGTCAAGCCCGACGCCTGCCAGCATGGTGCTATTATGCGTTGGCACCATGGCGCGGCCCGCTAGATAATAGCCGCCTTCTACTTCAATGCAGTTGACGATTTCTTTGCCGATGAACTCGCAACCGCTTATGACGCGATAGCCGCTGCGCTCCGGACAGACCTTGTCCTTCAGGCGGGCGCGCTTGCGTGGAATGCGCAACGGAAGTTGATCCTTCGTAGCGAAGAACGCGACTTGATGTCCGGTGCCGATTAGCCTGCCATAAAGCCTAGCGTCTCTGGAGCGCATAGTGACTTTGAAACCGAGCGACCGCGCCAGCTCCATGACGTCATGCGCAAGTCGTTCGTTCATGTTGCAGAAAACGACCTGCCCTGCTTTTTCCACCGTCCCGTCGGTGTCTATTAGGCCAGCTAGCAATTGCGTGCGCTGATCAACGTCTGCGCGCATGTATCGCTGAGGAATATGCTTGTTGTTCAGCACGTTCAGGGCGCGAAGCCGCGTCATCAAATTGTCTTTGCTCCAGCGGCGCTCGTGCACACGCAGAGCGTAACGAATTCGAGCCAGATGCTTCACGAAGTAACCATCTGCCGCAATTGCTTCGACTACTTCATGGTCAGCGCTTGTGATGTTTGCGTTTGCGCTGGTGCCGTCGCCAAGCCACGCGCCAAGCGTATAGGGTGCGATCGGCAATTCTTGATCGGTGTTGCACGCCAAGACAGGCGTCGCCTTTACCTTGTGCACGAAACTGCCGCGCGAACCGGCTCGCAGCGTGGCGGCAATCTGTTGCGTCTCGACCAGCGGCAACGGCCCGCGACCATGAGGACCGCGCGGACGACCAGTGCGCAAGCTACGCTTAGTGTCCCACTCGTGCGCTGCATGCGCGATAATCTCTGCGCCATCTTGAAAGCGCACCGCATAGCATGGACCAGCATAGTGCTCCGTCACGCCGAGCACCTTGACGGGCTCACCTTCACGACCGAACACGTAATCGCCCGGCTTCAAGTCGCCGTGCCGCGCCCAACCCGTTGGCGTCGCCACTGGAGTGTCGGTCGCCAATGCTTTGCCGTTCTTGCGAGGGACCTCCTGGTACACGTAGCGAAAGCGCCGCGTGCCGTCTGCGCGATACCAGCCGAACACGCTGCCGACGATGAACTTTTGCCAAGGCGACAGCTCAAGCGGCTTACGCGCCCACTCGCCCTTGCTGTGCCGCAAGAACTTTGGATAAAACCCTATGTGCCACTGCGCGAGCGCAGCGTTCCAGACGAGGCCGCGTTCACCGCCGACTTCAAGGTCGCGCAGGTGGCGCATGCAGGCCCACTTCACAGGCAGGCAAGCGGCGATCTCGTTGGCCACTACTGCGCGTGCGTAAGCTGTCGCCTCGTCAAGAGGAGAGGACGCTTGGCTTTTCTTCAAGGTACGAGGCAACGCTGCCCTCTAGTTGCGCATAGCCGCTGGCACCAACTGCACCAAGCACCGTCCGCGATGCCGGGTTGAAGCCGAGCAACTTGCTGAGCCGGATCATGGTGTCGGAGCACCGATGCATGATCACCAAGTGTTGATTGACCGTCTGAGTGCCGTTGCCGTTGGTGAGCACGGCATCTTCGGTGAGCATGGCCTTGGCCGCGTTAGTGTAGCCAACGCACGCGACACACCAGTTGATCAGCAGGTCGCGGTCGCTGCCCGCAAGCAGGCCCTTCGGTGCGGTCTCCAGCGCGTAGTTCCACTTCTCGCGAAGCGCGGCGGTAAACCACTTCGGCGGAGCCCAGAGATCACCCTCGCCTGCGAGTGGAGCACGTATCGGACGACCCGACGTGTTGCCGCGCAAGGCGCGCGTGGCGTTTGAAACTTTCCTCGGCATGATCGTTCAAAATGGTCCCGGCCAGATTTTGACGGGGGAGTGTAAAGCCT